CTGCTGCCGATCTGAGCGGAGTTGCCGCTGCTGCCGATCTTGGCGTAGTTGCCGCGGCTAACGGTAGAATTTGGCGCTTTTCCAATCGTTTCTTCCTCGAGATAATCGATGCAAGCTTTGACAAATCCGGGCAAGCCGAGCTTTACGCCAATGTGAAGCTTTTTCGTGGCGAATTTCCCGTCATCACCCGATACGGGCTCTTCCAAAGATTTAACTGCTGCAAAGTCGCTGACTTTTCCGCTATCATTTACAAGCGGGTAAAAATTAAGCACATCAAAAGGATTAACGCAATAATGCATCATACCTTTTTCACAAATCTTGCCGCCCTCTTCTTCATAGTCTGTGTTTTCCTGATACTGTTTCCCTTTGCAGATCATGCCGGGTTCAAAGGCTTTGTAGCCGTTCAAATTATCCATTGTTTTCCTCCTTGTAAACGTAAGCGGTTTGGACGCCAAACTCCCGCGCGGCCTGATGGTCGTCAAAGAACACGTCGATGCGGTTTTCCTTGATCGCGCCGCCGCAATCCTCGGCGGTATATGTATGGCTCGTGCCGTCGGAAAAGTAGATCGTGACAGAGGAGCCGTAAGGGATCACGCGAGGGTCAACCGCAATCGTTCGCCCCTCGGCGGCGGTCGTGCCGGTCGAGGTGATGCCGTCGCTCTTGCCGCAGCACTTCGCGCACGGGCAATAGGCGGTAAGCCGAAACTCACCGAGCGGTTCGCCGATGTCGAGCACTGCGCATCCTTCTGCTGGCTTGTCCTCGCCGAAGAGTTTGTCCTCGATGACCGGCGGTTCGCCCTTGTACGGCTGCCCGGTGGTATTGACCGTCAGCACCGCAAAGAGGATCAGCAGCGCCGTGAGGAACAGGCAGACGGCGGCGATGCGTGCCGAAGCGTCGGCCTTGCGCTGCTCGCGGGTGCGTCGGTCGCGCCTCATGCCCTGCCCTCCAGTTTGTCCAGCACCCACATAAACCAATGCGTCACGGTGCCGATGCCGATAAAGATAAACAGTGTGCTCATTCCGTTTCTCCCTTCTTCTCGTTCGGCACGAGGCCGACAAACTCAAGGCCGCGACCGCGTGCGTAAATCTCGCCTATGATCGTCCCCAGCTTTACAGGGTCAGGGGGCGTGACCCAAATAATCTTGTACTCTGGCTTTTTTCTCATTGCCTTTTCCTTTCTCGCGTGCTACAATAAGCACGGACACAATATCTTGTGGTAAGATTTGTCCCACCCGCCCCGCTCGATGCTGCAACATTGGGCGGGGCATTTTTTTACTTTTCATCGGGCTTCAAAAGCTCGTCCACCGTGCAGCCGTAGAGCGCGGCGACCTCCGGCAACCTGCTTGCACGCGGATGCTGCTGTCCGGTCTCCCACATATAGACCGCTGCGTCGGAGACCTTTAGTTTTTCGATCACCTGCTGAACACTCAGGCCGGCAGCTAATCGAGCACTGCGAAAACTCATTCGTTCACCTCCAATTTGCTTTTACTTAGTTTTCATTGACTGCGGCGAGGGGATTTGCTATACTCTCATGCAGGAGGATAGAGTGAAAAGGCACGAGGCTCCCCATATTCTCATTGAAAGGAGGGAACCCTTTGCCGAGGAACTCCGTCCGGACAAGTAAGCGCGTTGCTTCCAAAGCGTCGAAAACTTTAAGCAACCGCAAGGCAAGCAAGAACACAAAAGCTCTTGCCGCGTCCGCCTTGTCCAACCGCCGGTCAAAGTGACCGGTGAGCCGCTCCGATGTTCGCGCATCGGGGCGGTTTCTTTTTCCCCTCGCCGCAGCCAAAAAAACTTAGCGAAAGAGTAAGAAAAACTAAGTTTCCCTTGACAACTTGGCAAACTGTGATATTATAAAGGTGCCAACGATCATAATATTTTTTCGCAGTCCGCTAAATGTAAGGGGGCTTGGGTTTTTGTTACCCTTTACAAGATTTAGTATAGCTAAGTTTTTCCTAAAAGTCAACAAAAACTTAGGATTGTTTAGTCCTAAATATAGCTAAATTTTCAGGTTTAATTTTATGCAAATTGACACTAAACGCGTTTTGCGACGCATTGAGCTACGGCTTACAGAAATAGACATGGAAAAAGGCGAGTTCTACGCCAAAAGTGGAATATCGTCCGGCTCTTATTCCCAATGGAATACAGAAGCGCACCAGCCGAGTTTGAAAAAACTGCGTGCCGCGGCGTCTGTTCTCGGCGTATCTCTTGAATATCTCCTTTATGGGGACGGAGAAGAAAAAGAAAGCGCCCCCGATCCGAAGACCGAGGGCGTAAGTCCTACCGTTCAAGAGCTGTTTGATTTTATCGATACGGCGACCGATGCCGAGCTGAACGAGTTGTTGCGCTATGCGCAGTTTTTGATGAGCAAGCGATGAACGATTGGATAAAAGATGGCTTGCCGACCGAGCGTATACGTGAGGAGGATTCGGTCGTTGGGCAGATGAAGCGCTTAGAAGAAGAGCGCGTCAATGATTTTCGCAATTATGTTGCCTACCAACAGGCCGAGAATGACCGGAAGGAGAGACAGGCGGTCATTGATCGCCAGAAGCAGAGAAAGCACGACTTTGTCGTTGCCGGTTTCTCCAGCGTCACAAGCGTTTTTCTTACCTTGTTTGTTGAGCATTTTCATAAAGTTCTCTCCTTTGTTCTTTCGATTTTCTCCTGATCTCGCGCGCAGCAAGTAACAATGCGTTTTGCTGCGCATCGCTCATAGTGAGAATTTTTTCTTTCAGCTTTTCTCTGATCATTGTATCACATTTCGCGTAATTACACAACATCTTGCGTCCCTCCGTTTGGCTCTAAGGCTATTTTTTGCTCCTCCTCCGCGAGGATGCGCTCAATCAGCGCGAGCATTTCGTCTTTCTGCTTCGGCGTTAGGAGCAGATAAAGAGCCGCCGCCGCTTGCACCTGTGCGTCCATGATTTGACCTCCTTTTCGGTATTTATACCTATGTTCTACAACAGGCGTTTGCTGCACGGCGCTGTGCAACAATTAAGAAATATTGTGGAGCGGTGCGCAGCCGCAGGATCACTTTTTATTTTACTATGTGTCGATTATTGCACTTTGTGCAGCCGAAAATATAATAACAGAGGGGAGAAAGTTTATCATGATGTGTCCAAATTGCGGGAGCGAAAATGTAACGATTGAAATCCAGCAGGCTACGACCTACACGAAAAAACACGGAAACGGAATTGGCGGGCATCTGAACAATGCCGCCCGCGGCTTGACTGCGTTTTGCACTCTCGGCATGTCTAATCTTGTTTGGAAAAAGAGCAAGGGGAACGAAAAGACTGTCGTTAAAAACGAAAAGGTTTGCCTCTGCCAAAACTGCGGTTATTCCTGGACTATTAAGTAACTAAAGGCCCCGCCGCCCTCTGCAACAAACGGCGGGGCCTTTTTGCAGCCGGCGAGAAGCGGTCGTCGCTGCTTGTCTTTACCGTAGCCCACTTTGGCTTGGTAATTCAATGCCGAAGCCTTGCAATAAGGCAGCGTTCGACATGGTTCGACAAGCCCTCATCTTGCGACTTTGCGGCGCGAAAATCGAAAAAATTAAGGTGGCGTAAATGAACATCCAAGAAGTGTGTAGAATCCGTAAAGAAGAATTGAAAATGACCTATCAAGACATTTCCGACGCTTCCGGCGTACCGCTGTCCACCGTGCAGAACTTCTTTTCCAAGTTTTCTAAATCTCCGTCGATTTACACCGTCGCGCCGATCTGCAAAGCGCTTGGAATATCGCTTGATGAATCGTTCGGGATTTCCGAACACCTGACGCCGACCGAGGAAACTTTGCAAGCGCGGAATGATGAGCTGGAACGCCATGTTGACGCAAAGGCCGATACCATTGAGATCATGCGGCGCGGTGTCCATATCCGCAACGGCGCGATTGCTGTAATGTTTGTTATCATCGTTTTTCTCGCTGCGTGGTGCTTTTGGAGGGGGATTTGATGAGAGCGGCGCTATATATCCGCGTGTCCAGCGAGGAACAGGCGCGGCATGGTCTATCATTACATGAGCAGCGGGACGCGCTGACAAGGTATGCCAAAGCGAACAAAATGACCGTGGTGGGCATATATGAGGATGCGGGCATATCCGCTCGAAAGCCGTACAAAAAGCGCCCTGCGCTCCTGCGGCTGCTGGATGATTGCAAAGCGGGGAAGGTAGACACGATTCTGTTTATCAAGCTCGACCGATGGTTTCGCAATGTCGCGGGATACTACGACGTGCAGACGCAGTTGGACAAATACGGCGTGACATGGCAGGCGACGGAAGAGGACTACGAAACGCGCACCGCGTCCGGGCGATTAAAGGTCAACATCATGCTTTCCGTCGCGCAGGACGAGGCCGACCGCACAAGCGAGCGGATCAAATTTATCAACGACGGCAAGCGTGCAAAAGGCCAACCGGCAGGGTCAAAAGCCCCTTTAGGGTATATCATCAAGGACAGGCAATACCAGATTGATAACGATACGGCAGATGCCGCGCGAGATATGTTTGCGGCGTATGTCAGACTGCAAAGCGTGTTGGGCGTAAAACGCTATATGCTTGAGACATGGGGCATTGACCGCGCGTATACCAAGTATGTAAACTATTTTCGGAACCGGCTTTATATCGGCGAGGTGTACGGCATCGAGAATGCTTGCCCCGCCCTGGTGAGCAAGCAGGATTTTGACATTGTAAATGATATCCTCCGTCAGCGGTCGCAGCGCTGCGCGGGAGTTGAGACAGATCGCGTTTATCTGTTCTCGGGGTTGCTGCATTGCAAAGAGTGTGGGAAAACGATGCAGTCGGAAACGGCAAAGCATATCTATACCTACTACCGATGCCGGACGCGAATGCTTGACAACTCCGCGTGCCAGCATAAAAAGAGGATCCGCGAAGACGCGCTGGAAGATTACTTATTGCATGAGCTTGAAGGGATTGCCGAGCGAAACAATCGCTATTACAAAAAGGCAGAAAAAAAGCCCACGCAAAGCGCGGGCGCAATACGAAAGAAAATGGGTAAGTTGAAAACGCTTTATCTTAACGACTTGATCGAGTTGGACGAATACAAGAAAGAGTACACCACATTAAAGAAATCCATTGAAGCGGTAGAGGAAAAGCCGAAGACAAACCTTGACGCGCTCCGAAATGGGCTTGCTGAATATGACACTTACTCGCGGGAAGAGAAAAAGGAATTCTGGACGCGCTTTATCCGGAGAATTGACGCAGATGACGACGGCGCGTTTTTTGTAACGCCACGTTAGGCATATTTGACCTTGGCGTTCCCAAAGGTAAATTATGCCTAAAAGAACACCCCCGCCTTACGACGGGGGTGTTCTTATTTTTCGAGCTTCCGCATCACGCTGTTGTACACGCGCTCGTTTACGATTTTCAAGCTGTCCATCAGCTCGTCCATGACCTCCCACGCTCTTGCCGGAGCCATGTCGGAGACGGCCTGCAAAAAATCGCTGTCGCCGTAGCTGCCTACCGTTTCAGACGCATAGGTCTTGACCGGCGCCGGAGCTGCCGAATACAACATTGGCCTTTCCGGTTCTTTTGGCGCGTTTTGATTTTGGATGATGTACAGCGCCGCCAGCTTTTGATAATTGGGCCAGCTCGATTCCTCCGTCTCAAGCCGCGATATCCACAGATTGACCTCGTTTTCGTCGATCAAGGGGACGCACCCCCTTTATTCCTCCATCAGGCTCGCGGCACGGCGCAGCGCTTCCTTTACGCGGTCGTCGTCCGTCTCGCGCATCATGTCGTTGATCTGCTCGCGCAGGTGCTCCATGCTGTCGGCGCGGCTGTAGTGCCCGCGGACGTAATGCGTGCCGCGGCGAGCATAAGAGCTGCCCCTGCCGTAAGTGCCGCGCATATCGGCCTGCCAGTCGCCGCCGCGAGAATAATCACCGTCGCGGGAATAATCGCCATCGAGGGAATAGCGACGCGAATAGTCTCCGTCGCGAGAATAACCGTCGTCCTCCATCATCTCGATCTTGTCGATGTTCTTGATGGTGTCGGTCAGCTTGTGCGCGATCTCAAGGTCGCCCGCGCCCAGATCGCCCTTGCGCGCCAGCTCGTCGAGTTCTTCGCAAAGCATATTGCGCAGATCATACATTGCTTTCTTACTCATGTCCATTCTCCTTTCACGCGATTCTCTCAACCGTCAGGTTCGAGTTGGCGAAGTTGACGGCCTGAGTGCTGGTGTTTTCCATTGCGACCGTCAGGCAGCAGCCTTTCGGGACGCAGACCTGTGCGGAAACATAAATGTTAAAGTAGTTTCCTACCGCCGCAGGCGTGACGGTAGCTGTTGCGCTGGTCAGCGGCTCTCCGTTGATGGCAAGCGCCGCCGTGATGGCCTCAACCGTGCCTCCGGTGGGAATAGCGATGTTGCCGCCATAGGAGACCCGAAACAGAGCGCGGTTTTGATTGGTGATGCCGCGCAGCGTGATCTGGCCGCTTCCTTCTCTATGCACGATACAGGGCTTGCTATTGACCGCCGTTTCGGTCAGGGGAACGTTCTGGCCAGCAGCAACGGTCTGAATTGCCGCAGAAGTAAATTCTGCCATTAAAATCATTCCTTTCTCAGTTAAAATAAGCGGCGGAGCTATTGCCCCGCCGCGTTGTTGTTAGTATCGGCACGGGGCCGACCATTTTGTTGACGTCAACAAAACATCGCCAACAAAAAGCTATGCTATGCAGTTGTCAGCAGCCGCAGCCCTGATTGCAGCCGCAGCCGCCGTAACCGCTGCCCGCCCACGGGTTACAGGTAATGTAGGCAGGCGAAGGGCACGGACGCAGCTGCGAGATCAGATAGTTGTTCTGCGCGGCCTGAGATGCCGCCAGTTTCAGATTCTGATTCTCGGTCTGGAGGTCGGACAGCTTGCTCTGCGTCAGGAAGTCGAGGATGGCGCGGCTGTTCTGGTTGTTCGCGTCAATGATGTCGCGCGTGGCGTTCTGCACGGTGTTGCGCGTGTCGCACGCCTGCGTCGCCATGTCGTAGCGCACCTGCGCGATAGCTGCGCGGTTTTCGCAGCAACAATTAGCGGCCTGCATCTGCATGGCGTTGAGCTGCTGCATCAGCGCCGCCTGCTGGTTGTTGCGGGAAAGCTCGGCCTGTGCAAAGCCGTTTGCCATCGCCATGTTGGTGCCGTTGACAAGCTGCGCCTGCTGGTAAAATCCGTCGCATAGGCCCTGATTTACACTGTCGATCTTGCGCTCGACATTGGCAAAATCAGAGGTCAGCACATAGCCGTCGACCACGCCGCCGCTGTTGCCGTTGTTCCCCCAGCCGCCATTTCCCCAACCGAGAAATGCGAAAAGGAACAAGATAATAATAAACCAGCTGCCTTCTCCGCCCCAGCCGAAGCCGCCGTTGCTGGAATTTACGGGCGCAACAGGCATAGTGGCCTGAACGCCGCCGTCAGAAAGAGACATAGTATCACTCCTTTGAAAAATTTTTATTCATCAAATCGTGGCCACGATGTTGATTTATGTTGATGTTTACTGCATCAGGCTTTGAAACTGCTTCGCCATCTGCTGTAGCTGATTGAGTTGTTGCTGGTTCAGCCTACCGCTCTGCAAGAGCTTTTCGACCTCCGCTTTGGGGTCGCCCTTGAAATTCGCTTTGAACTGGTTGAACTGCTGCATCATGCGCTGGAACTGGCCTACCGGTCCGGGCATCTGTTCGCCGCCGAGAGCACCGAAAAACGGATTATTCATCGTCTTCGTCCTCCTCGACCTTGCGCTTCTTCTTGCCCTTTAATTCGCCCACAAGCGCCGCCAGACGGTCGAACTCCTCGCGGGTGACAAATTCCACGCCCTTTCCCTGCGGCGCTGTACGGGGCGTTTCTGCGCGCTCTACGAGGTCATAAATCTTGAGTGTCGGCTTGCCGCTCGCGTCGGACTGCTTGAGGTACACAGTCGGGGCGGTGGAATCCCACAACGCAACAGCGGAGTTGGGCGCGATCAGGTAGCCTCTTGCCTCCTGCTCGCTGCTGACCCATTGCACGCCGCCGGTCGCGACAGGATTCTGCGGCACGGGAGGCGGAGCGGGCTGCATCATCTGCTGCTGCCGCATCTGCATGAGGTTGTCCGGCATCGGCTGTGGATAATAAGGGTTTTGATAGTACGGATTAAAAGCCATGTCATTCAGTCTCCTTTACCCAAAAATAGAGCACAGTCTCATTGCTGCTGTCCCATGAATCAAAGATCGTCCCGTCCTGCACGCACACCACATGGCCGGACAGGGCTAAAATGTATGTGCCTGCCGGATGCTCGTCCGCAAACTGCCCGACGGTGTAACACAGAGGGCAGGTGTCCGGCACGATGTAGCGCCGATAGCCGAGGGAGTGCAGATACGCGCCCCAGGTCGCGTTGGCCGACGGCATGTCTCCGTCCAAGTAGCCTTGTATGGCGAGCGCGAGATACGTTTCACCCCAGTCTTTCCCGGTCGCTTTGGAGATCGCCCGGACGGTGCAGTCGCCCACGTTCTTACCATAAGGCGACGGATTATAATAGCTATACATGCAGCAGCTCCGCAAAATAAACATAAGTGCGCAGCTCGTCCGGCTCGGGGAACAGCACCAAAATATCCCTCGCCATCTGCTCGGTGAAGCCCAATGCCAAAAGCCGTTCGTACATACAGCGCACCTCCTTTTCTTCCTCTATGGTACAAGAAAACCCCTTTCCCAAAGTGCCGGAAAAGGGGATGAAAAGTGTACGTCGAAATTCGTCGAACGATTGCGTTTGCAAATTCTGACGGAATATGCTAATTTTTTGTCACGACGTGCTCCATGCGTCATTCATACCCTTCCCATAAAGGAAAAGAGCCTCACCGTTTGGTGAAGCTCTTTTCCTATTCAAAGACTTCCGATGCGATTTTGCGGTACGCCTTTCGGCGATACTTTTTGACCGTATCCGGCGACAGATTCATTTCAAATGCCACCTGTACGCAGGAGCGGCCCCGCACGTCGCACTCGACGAGGCACGCCATTTCGTCGGGTGGAAGCTCAAAAGACCGAATGTATGCCACGGCCCGCCGCGGGGCCATAGAGGATAATTTTGCCCGGATCGCTCGGTGCTGCTTGTCCATGCTGTGCGCCGGGGCTTGCAGAGCGCTCACGCGAGGGGAGACGATGAAGGTCTCCCGCCCGTTTTCCTTTCGTTATTTTAGAATTTTTTCGAGATATGCGTAAACATATTCAACCCATGCCATTTGCGTCGCGGGCCCGAATGAACCGTCCACGTCTAGCGCATAGCCGCAGGCGTTTAGGAGCTCTTGCAGCTTGCCGACCGCCGCGCCCTTGTCGCCGCGCACGAGCACGGTCTTGTCCGGGGGGTATTTTGGCACGCCGAAGCCGCGAATATACCGCCCGTTGATTTCCAACGTCCGATAGCCGCATTCGTGAGCTTTACCCTTGTTCCCCTCGAACACCGTAAAGCTCTGCCCGTCGCAGGCGGTCACAATGCCCGTGTGGTTGGGCGCGCCGGTGCAGTCCGTGAGGGCGTAGTCCTTGCGGTCGTTCCAGCAGTAGAAAACCTGTTCGCCGACCGTGGGGACGTGCGCGTCGTCCTCGATCCATTGGCCGCGCGCTTGATACCAGCGCATCTGCTCGCCGCAGCTGCACTCGATGGGGAGCACATCCGTCAGGCCGCAGAGGATCGCCGCCGCGGACACCATCGCCGCGCAGTAGTCGTCCGAATAGGTGAGCCTGTAGCCGCGCGGATGGGGCAGGAAGCTGTTGTAGGCGTCTACGATCTGCTTATGCACCGCGTCGCCGCGCACAGCGCCCTCCCACGCGGTAAGGGTCTCAAGAAACCTCTTCATTTTTCTTTTTTTCGGTCTGCGTGCCGAAGTAAAAGGCGATGATGGTCGTGAAGATCGTCAGAAACTCCGTCCCGCTGATGCTGCCGCGCAGGGCAAGCACCGAGAAGACCGCCGTGAGCACGACGGTTACAATGCTCTTGACCGTGAGCAGATTGGCAAGTCGATTTTGCATTTTTGAGCCTCCTTTACAAAAACCGCACGGCATAGAACTGCCGCTGGTTGGTGTTGATCTTGTTGCACGCGCCGTTGATGGCGGCGACGTGCCCGCCGTCTAACATGACGGCGTAATCCAGCTTGAGCTTGTCCCGGCAAAAGGCGTTGACCTGCTGCGCGGTCATAGCCTTGCAGTAGACGCCGTAGAGCATCCCGCCCTTGTAGCCGAGGACGGTGTGGTTGGTCTTGCGCAGCACGTCGGAGTATGCGCCCGTAAAGCCCTCCGCCGCGGGGTCATAGCGGTCGAGCAGGCCAAGCCCTCCGACCGACCAAACGATGTCTCCCAGCGCCGCCGCCGAGGAGACGCGGGCAATGCGCACCGCGCCGTCCGTGGTCTTGTAGAGCACGCTCTCAGGGCGGGGATAGTGACAGCTCCAGTCGCGCACGACCTTGCCGCCGCGCACCAGGATGCTGCACGGCGCGCCCTGCCAAGAAAAGCTCCCCGAGATCGCGTTTTTCGGCAGCGGACCGCTCATATTGACGGGCTCGATGTCCCGCGCGAGGATGCAGGGCTGTCCATACAGCTCGACGTTGAGCGGGAAGCAGTCCGCGCCGAGCTTTGCGGCGATGTCGCTCAAAGTCTGGTTTCCGATCCAGCCGTTGTCCAGCGCCCCGACGGAGCGCTGGATGGCCTTTATCATGCGGATTTCCTCTGAGGTCGAACCCTTGACGTCTCTCACGAGACCACCTCCCACTCGTCGATCTCCGACTTGATGCGGTCGATAAAACTGTTGCCGCCGAGGGCCTTGTAGCCCCGATAGAGATAGAGGAAATCCTCCAGCTCATACTGGCGGATGGTGCGGCCCTCCCTGTGGCGGTAGTAGGTGTGCAGCATGTCGTGCCGGAGCTGGCATTTGAGCGCGTCGGTCAGCTTGTCCAGCCCCAGCAGCTTGCTGCGCAGCGGCTTGACGAGCATGGCGACCGCCGCGAGGATGACCGTCACCTCCGAGCACAGCGCCGCTAATTTCGATAAACTTTCCATAGGCGTTGTCTCTCTTTCCGGCGGCGCGAAAAAAGCCGCCTTGTCGTGCTTGACAAAGCGGCTTTAGGTGTGCTATATTTAGGCCAGTAAGAACGGCTGCCATTGCTGGTGGCGGTCGTCCCTCAGTGAGTTTATAGCTCGAAGGAAACGCCGCTTACCGCTATGGTGGGCGGTTATTTCTTATGTCTTGTGACCGTGAAGATCAGAGACGCAAGACCGATGAGCACAAGCGAATATGTGAACATATCAGCGTATGTAACCATCGCGCACCCCCTTTGCAGGAAGTGGACAACCTTGCCGTTCTTACCGGCAAACGAATTATAGCACAGTCTGCCGCGCTTTGTCAATTTGCCGCCCTCCGGGGCGGCTTTTTTACTTGTTCAGCTCCGCGAGCTTCGCTGCAATATCGTCCGGGATGTGGCACTTCTCCGTCTTGATGCAGTAGCCGTCCTCGTCGTAGGTGAGCTTGTAATGCGGCAAAACATAGATCTCCGTGCCGGCGCGGGAAATGTCGCGCGCCATGACGGGCTGCACGATGCTGTTCTTGACGCCCGAGTTTTCGCTCAGGCCCGCGGGAATGTCCGTGACCTCGATGAGCTTGCCGTCGGATGCGATACGAGTAGTAGTCATAGTTTTGTTCTCCTTTTCTTTGTTCAAAATTTATTTATCATCAGCGTATTTCTCGCCGGTGATCTCCTCATAGTCCTGCGCGCTGAGGATGCCCTTTTTCACGGCGCTGCGCACCATGCCGGCGGTCCACAGCCCCTCTGCACTCCCCCTTAGGGGAGTTTTTGGAGGCGGCAGCCGACGTACGCGCTCGCGTTGGAAACGCCGCTGTAGTTGACGTGGAACATACCGTGGTCCAGGCTCTGACCATAATAGCCACCACGGCGCAGGCACGGGTAGGAGGCTCTATAGTACCAGCTATCGGGGACATAGGTACTGTCGCTGCCCGATGCGCCGGAGGCGATGAAGAGCGGCGGCAGGCCCGAGACGGTCTTGACGCTCAGCGCGCTGATCCAGCCGCTCGTCGGTATCCCGACACATTTGCCGCCGGAATTATCCGAAAAGGCAGACGGGTTGGGTATAGCATACATCCCGTTAACATGATAATAGCAGCCGTCCATCCAGTCGTAGCAGTTGTCCCACAGGCCCTCAATGCCGCGGTACTGCGTGGTTGCGCCGTAGGTCGTGCGGGCACTCGCCGTCGTGCCGGTGTGGTAAGGCATGGAATCCGTGTAGCCCATGCTCTGCACGCCGTAGCTGTTGCCGCAGCCGTAGCCGATGACTGCCTGACTGTTCCAGTTGGCGTACTCGACGATGTAAAGCAGCCAGATGGTAAAGGCCATCAAAAAGTCGCTCTGCCACACGGTAGAGCCGAGGGCGTGGATGCCGCTTCGCGCGGTGCTGCGCGTGATGTTGTTCTTCGGCGCGGATCCGCCGTAGCTCTTGTAGTCGCTGCTGCGGCAGTGGTAGCGTCCGATGTAGACCACATCACGCTCGCCCTTGCCGTCGCCTCGGTCCATGTGCGCGGGCGAGACGGAGAAATCGTCCTGCGCGGCGTTCGCGATCTGAATTTTCAGGCCGTTGCCGCTCTGCGTCAGCTTGTACCAGAACTTCGGGATCTTGACGAGCTTGCCGCACGTCGCGTCGTCCACGATCTCCATGCCGCTCCACGGCATGATATTGTCGAATGGAGAACCGTAGTTGCTGATGCCGGACATGTAGGCGACGGGATCGGGGAAATTCGCGGAGGCGTCGGTACGCGTAAGCTGCGGCGAGCTTGAGCCGTCCCAACTTACGCCGTAGATCGCATGGACGGTGATCGCCTGCGTTGCGGTCTTCGTCACGCCGTTCTCGGTGTAGGTGATCGTGATGGCCGTATCACCGGCTGTGAGAGCTCCCGCGGGCGAGAAGGTGTAGGACGGGCTCGTCAGCGTCGCGCCGTTGGAATAGGTCGCGGTCACGACCATGCCCGCGGGGTCAAAGGTCTCGCCCACCTTGTAGGCGGTTTTTGTGGGCGGTGTCGTGATGGCGATGCCGGTCAGCTTGATGCCGATAGCGATGCCGACGATCCGCTCGCCCGCTGCGTTGTGGGCAATGACGCCGGCCATGAGCGTCTCCGGCGTTACGGTGTCTCCGGTCAGGTCAAGCAAAACCGTTCCGTCGCTGAGCTGGACTTTGTTATTGGCCATGCCGCACCTCCTCAGCCGATGGTGACCGTCTTGCCTCCCTGCGCGTTGTCGGTGTAGGCAATCGGGATCGCCGCCACCGTGACGGAGCTGAGGCAGTTGTACCCCTCGTCGGGCAGGACCTCCTGCGAGGCGAACGTGGGGGTGACGCTCTTGGCCTGCGGCTTCATTCCCTCGCTGCCGGACATCGTGCCCGTCACGCCGAGGACGGTAATGCCCTCGCGGATGTTAGCGGGAATCAGCTTCGCCTCTTCGGCTGCGTCGATCTGCGCCTTGCCGCTGCCGTCGTGGTAGCCCTGAGGGATGGTGACCGGCTTGCCCTTTTCCGTGATGCTGAGCGTCTTGGCCCCGTTGTTCGGCATGGTACCGGTGACCTTGCTGCCGGTGACATAGGCTGTCTTGCCGGCCAGAATTTCCGCCGCGCCCGCGGTGGCGTCGCCGGTGTCCGCGTCAAATTCGCAGGAGCCGGTGATGGGCGCGCCGTCCTTGCCGTGCGCGGTAAAGCCCTTGAGGAGCTTGTCCGCGACCACGGTGTCCTGAGTGAGGTCCATGAGGACTTCGCCGCTCGAGAGTACGATTTTGCTGTTGTACTTTTCAGCCATTGAAAATACCTCCGATAAAAATTGTTTTTCCGCCCGCGGGGTTTTCCACACGGGCGACCGCAATGGGATCAACGGTCACATTGTCTTTCAGAAGCCTGTCTTTTGTGGCAAGCTCCTGCGTCTCAAAGCCGGGCGTCACGGTATATGGGCCGTCATACGGCTCGCCTCCGCCGCCCCCGCGGATGGTGACGTCAAACGCTACCGAAAGCGCCGTTTTCTGCGTTAACTCGAACGTGACCATCAGATCACCTTCCTACTCAGCGCACGCTTGACGTCAAGGCGCTGCATTTCCGAGCCGATCACGTCGCCGCTCGGGAACTTCACGCGCACCTGCATGGGGCAGACGGTCGGAAGCCCGAATGTCTCCGTCTGCGTGAGGGGAAAGTGAAATTTGCCGTCGGAAAACGTGACATCGCCCGGATAGGTCTTGACGAGGTTCAGCAGCGCGATCTCGACCAGAGAGACGGCGGGGGGGCTGAGTGCCTGGCCTTCGTTGGTGATCTCCACGTCGATGGAGTAAGCGTCGCCTTGTACCATTACGTCGTCACCTCCGTTGCGCTGACGGCGCCGGTGTCGTCCACCGTCAGCTTGAATTTTTTCGTGCTGCCAGCCGTCGAGGAGGGGAGGATGATCTCGCCCTCGTCCACGCGCTGCAATAGCTCGTCGGTCTTCTCGCCGGTGTAGAGCATGGTGTAATAATCGTTCGGCATAAAAACCTCCTTAAACGATCATTCTCCGCCCGAGAGAATCGAGCAGGCCAAGGTTGTTGCTGGTCACGAGCGGGCCGGGCTGCAGCTCTTTCTTTTTGCGGTAGTAAATGATGATGCAGCCGTCGCCCGCCTCGCCGCCGTCGGAGCCGCGACCGCCCGGGGCAGGTTGGGTGTCGCTTGCGGTTAGCGACGCCTGCGAGACCGATATATTTTCAGATGTCGTTTGGTGCGCTTCCGCTGTGCCGTTGGAGCCTGCGCCGCCGCCGCCGTGGCCGCTTGTGCCGCCGCAGCCGTAACGGCTCTCCTTGGCGGGCGGCGTTGCGTCTGCGCCCGCGCCGCCGCGCGCCGCCGTGACCGTCGCGAATGCGCTTGAGGAGCCGATATAAGCATCGCCGCTGCCGTTTGCAAGGCCGTCGTTTCCGTTGGAGCCTGCCGCCGCGCCGCCGCCGTAGCCGCCGCGCCAGCTGTAGCCAACATAACCGTAGGGCGCGGTGTTGTATCTGCCCCGCCCATCTTCGCCCTCGACCTCCTCTTTGTCTTTGCCCGCGGAGTAGGTCACACCGTCGACGGTGATCAAGGGGCTTGGCTGGTAGGTATACTTTCCGCCGTCCCATGTGTAGCCGTTGCCCGGGCTGCCCGCAATGCCGCTTTTGCCTTTGGCGGCAAAAACCTCGCCCGTGATCGCGTCGGTGTAGCCCGCCTCGCTCGACGAGCCCGTGTCGCTCGTTGCGCCGCCCATTGTGGTCGCGGTACCGGGTGCGCCCGCGTCGTTTCCTTGCGAAAAGGCGCCGCCGTAGCCGCCCTTCCCGCAGGCATAGGAGACCTTTGCGCCGGGTACCGCGTCGGTGACGGTTTCAACCAGCACCTTGCCGCCGTCGCCCGCTTCTCCCGGCTCGCCGCCCTTGCCGCCCTCCAGCGAGACGCCGTTGTCAAGGCCGACGTAGCGTCTGAGAGCGTCAAATTTCTCGGTCCATGATTTCGGCGTGCGCACGGCGGGGCTTTCGCCCCGATGGCCGCTGCTGCCGCCGCGCCCGCCGCCGATAAGGACGCGGGTGTAGCTCGTGACGCCCTCCGGGACCGTCCACACGCCCGAGCCTGTGAGGATGACGCGTTCGTCAAAATACTCCGATGATTCCGGCTGCGGGGGCAGAAAGCCGACGAGCGCCGCCATTTCGCTCTTGAGTGTGCCGCTCATGGTCGTGTCAAGGCTTACGATGCACGCAGAGACCATCTTTTTATCGTAGGGGTGATAGACGCTGACCACATGTCCGGGCTTCTCCTGCCCGCTTACAATGCCGTTAGTGATGGTCTCTCGGCACTTATAATAGTCTGCCAGCCTTTTAGCAACAGCGGAGGAATTGACAAGGGAGACGAGCGTGGCGTCCGTGACGGACTTGACGTTTTCCGCCGCGTTCTCTGTGACGGTTTGCGTCACAAGGCGCGTGTTGTGGATGTATGGCTTGCCCTTAAGCGAGCCGGAGCCGGATGAGATTTTGGCGTAGTTCGCTCCACTCTCCAAAATAGTAAAACCTGTCGCTGTGAGTGAGTGCATCGGCTCGGAAAAGGTAATAATGTCGCCCTGCTGAGATGTGCCGGAAAACAGCTCCTTTTCGTCGGTTCCCGCGATGTACTGATGCTCCGTAACGGTAACGGCGGAGATGGGGTCGCTATAGCTTACTTTCCCGCCGCTGGCATACATTCGGTTGCTGCCAATCGTGGACGAGACACCATCCCATAACGCATCAATGTGCAAAACGCCGTTTAAATCGGTCGTCAAATACGCGCCGATAGCAAACAGCACCTGCACAAGGTTGTCTCTTGCGCTTTTCCCCCGCCTATCTGCTTTTGGCTGGCAATACGGCAGCCATCCATATAGCTTGGTGTTGGCAAATACGCTTTTTACAACAACAGGTACGTTCCCGCAGATTTCTTTAACGGCCTCTGCCACAGTTTGCCCGGTATAGATGCCGCCTTTGTGCGCCATTGCCGCCAAAAGCCCGACCGCAGACCACGCAACGAGCCGATACGAGGTTGCGCCGGTGCGTGTAATTGACCGGAGATAATAGGTCTGCATGGATGCGTCGGAATCATTTTCCCAAACGCGGATCGGGTCGTTCTTGGCAAAAGCCATAATGGTCGGATCATTGCATCGGACAACCGCAGTCAGCGTATCCGCCGAAATGCTTTCGCAGCTTAACGATTGTTCGCGCGTCGGCTTGGCGCTTTCGGTTTGCGAAAAAAGAAATGTCCAGCTTTTATAGGTGATCTTCATGCTCACTTCTCCGTCAACACGAGCACCGTGCCCGTCCAGTATTCCGCCGCGTTTGACCCCTGCCCCCGATCTACGCTTTCGGGCGGCTCGCAAGTCATTGCAGCCGTGCGATAATCTCCCGTTTTAGGATCAAAAAAGTAGACGTTGAGCGTCCCGCTATAAAGCTGGGCGAGTAACGCATTTAGCTGCGTTTCGGTCAGCGGCATACAAGTACAGGTGATGACTGCTTTAATTGCCAAAATGTCTTCGGTGAAACTCCCATCGAGCATATATCCCTCGTTCGGACCTTTGATCTTTTTGTGCGTTACCTTATAGCCAACAGGAGTAAAGTACGCAGTGAAGTCAATGTTATTGATCTTGATCGTTTTTCTCATGCTCCACTCCTCACCGCTTCTGCTTCATTGTAAGGCACCATTTTCCGAGCCAGCACGGTGCCGTCCAGTTCGGTCGTCAGGTTGATAATGATTTGGCCTTCTTTCCCTGTTGCCATAGAGCCAATCCCGGACGCGATAGAGTTTCCAATAGCCGCAGCGCCGGAAGCTCCAAAATCAATAGATGCGGTTCCGAAGTCAAGGTTTTTCGAGATGTCGCGCTTAATGGATCCAAACTCGCTGTTCCAACCCTCCCCGAGACCCAGCGCCATGTTTTCGCCGATCCCAGCAAATACGCGAGACGGTGAGTGGATGCCGAGCGTCGATTTTACGCCGTCTACAATACCGTCAAAAAAGCCCTCGACCATGCTTTTAAGCCAGTCGCCCATCCTTTTTATGCCATCCCAAATGCCTTGGACAAGAGCGACGCCGATTTCGATTGCCGCTTCTCCGATATAGCTAAGAGACTGGATAAATGCAGACGCAAGATTTTTTACGATCTTGGGTGCTTCCGCCAAAAGGGTGGGCAGATTATCAACAAGCCCCTCAACAAGCGCGACGATAAACAGCGTACTTGCTTCAACAAGAGCAACAAGCGTGTCTGGTTGTGTCAGCACTTCCGCAATCTGTGCCACGCAATCTGCTAACTGCGGCGCAATTTCCGGCATAGCCGATGCAATTCCTTGCACCAATGCAATCAGCATTTGGACGCCTACGTCTAATAGCTGGGGTATGATTGACAGAATCGCTCCGGTAATTTGCGGCGCCATATCAGCAAGCGCCGCAACGATGCCGGGGGCTGCGTCTACCACGCCTTGCACTAATGCTGTGGCAGCATCTACAAGCGACGGCAAAACAGAGCTTACAAGCGACGGCAGTTGTTCCGAAATAACAGGTGCAAGCTTGACAATAAGATCGCCAAATCCCGTGAAAATCTTTTCAATGCGCGGGATAATGTTTTCTGCGGCCTTGCTGACCGAATAGGTAAAGTTTTCGATCAACTTGTCAAGGTCCGCGTTATCGTCTGCAATTCCGGTCACAAGGTTTGACCAAGCGGATTTCATCATGTTGACGCTGCCTTCGATGGTGCTGGCCGCCTCTTCCGCGGTTGTGCCCGTGATGCCCATTTGATCCTGTATTACATGGATCGCCTCAATCATCTTATCAAACGATACGCTGTTGACCGTTTCGGCTGTTACCTCGACGGTATCTCCCAAAACGCCGGAATCGTTAATGAGGCGTGCCATCTCTGTTGCCGTCCCGCCATAACCGAGTTTGAGGTTATCAAGCATGGTATAGTTCTGCTTGGCAAAGCCCTGATAGGCATTTTGAATCATTTCCATACTTGTGCCCATCTTGTTGGCATTATCTGCCATGTCAATGACGGCCTGATTGGCGACCTCTGCCGCCTTTTCCGTGTCTCCGCCAAGACCTTGCAGCAAGGACGCCGAAAAAGATGTAACGGTATCCATGTACTCGTTGGCAGACAATCCGGCGGTTTCATAGGCGCGATTTGCGTACTCTATTACTTGATCGGCGGACTGCTTAAACAGCGTTTCCACACCGCCGACAAGCTGTTCATATTCCGCGTAACCGTCCAAAGACTGTTTTGTTAAGAGGGAAACGGCCCCGGCAGCGGCGGCAACTGCCGCCGTGCCGATTTTTGCCGCCGTTTTCAGCCCGCTTCCAATTTTTGACGCAATTCCGCCCAAATTGGAACTTGCTTGATCGTCTACGCTGATTTTGACAAATAAATCAAGTAGATTCATGTTTTACCACCAATCCGCACCGCGCGACAATGTCGGCGGTGATTTCTTCGCACGTTCTGTTGTCCTGCTTCTTCGGCTCAATAATGTCCGCGTATCGCGCCTTGATGTAGTTCCCGCTCGCAAATCTGGCCGTATTTTCCGCAACCACGCGCAGCGCGTCCGTCACATAAATGCGGTACGCCTCGGTTTTCGCTCTCTCATTGATCCGCGCCACACAGTACCGCAGGAACGGCTTTACTTGTTTTCGCCCTCGGTATTCTCCTGCGCAGAGCCAGAGGATTTCCCGCTCTGCGCTGAGAGAAAAAGCGCGCCGAATGCTTCATCGGTCAAAAGTTCCGTCGCATCGCGCATCAGCTTAACGAGGTTCAGCGCACCCTTGTAGCTCTCAGCGCTCACGCCCTCAATAGAGGCAAGAATGGCGATGATGTCGCCCTTGTGGCCCTTGAGCAGCGCAGGGAGCGCTTTGCGCGCCCGCTGCGTAGCAAACTGCTTCACCGTCATGCCCTCCGGCAGCTTTTCCCGTCGGAACATCGCGGAAGCCTGTTCATCCTCCGCAATGTTAGCAATCGGGTCGATGATATCCGCGATGACGTCAAAGACGCGCTCGCCCTGAATGTCGGAAAGTCTCATTTACGCCTCCGCCGTGCCGGCCTTGATGTAGATTTCAAAGGGAACGGTGTCCTGCGCGCTCATGGAATAGTGGCCGGTAAACTCGAACGCAAACTGACCCTTGGACTTGTCCGCCGTCTTGAGCTGGAAGCCGCCCGTGGAAAGGGCGTTGAGCAGCTTGATCGCGATAAAGCCGCCGTTGGTTTCGCCGTTCTTGTCAGAGTAATCGCCCACAAGCCAGATGTCGGCAAAGTCAGCGTCCTTGAGGTCGTTGCGCGGTGTGACCTTGGTCGCGTCGGTCGTTCCGATGTCCGCCGCGCCACACAGCCGTTTTGCAATAGCGGTATCGGCATTGACAAATGTACCGGTCATCTTTACCTCCCACGAATCGAGCTTTTTTAGCTCCTTCATGTTCTTCGGACAGTTGTCGATATCCTCGCCAAAGTCTGAATAGGTCGGCGTGGCGGTAAAATTGACGCCGCCGGTCGTTGCACCGATCTGCCCCGCCTCGCCAATGGTGCCGGTAGCCGGTGTGAAATCGGTCGTCAGAATACCGGCGTTGATCTGCAGCTTCTGAAACGCATCAAAAGGAATCTTGGTAAATTTCATGTCGTTGTCCTTTCATCAGTTTTGCGACAGGAACTCAACCGTAATGTTGAGATACCGCCGCTTGATGTTTTTATCGCTTTCGTCCGCGATGTTCTGGCACCACGGGGAGCCGCGCTTGATCCACATCGCGCCGCCGTCGTACGGCACCATGCACCCGCCCATGCCGATGGTGTCGGCGATCTCCTGCGCCTTTGCGTTCGGCACCGCCTCGCTCTCGGTGTAATACCAGAGATTGACCGTCAGCGCGATTTCACCGCTCTCCCATGATCCGGTGATCAGCTCATAGGTCAGCCACGGGAAAACCGCATCTTCCGGCACGTTGGAGGTCGGATAGGCCGGTAGGAATTGAGAAAACCACGCATGGAGCGCCTTGTCCTTTGTCATTTCGGCAGCTCCTTTCGCTCCGCGGTGAAGAATTTCAGCGCCCGGATCGTCGGGCCTGCCGACCGAGGCGCATCCCGTTCTTCCGGATTTGAGGTCACGCGGTAGGTGTTGCCGGTGGACGTGTCGCGGAAATAGTCGTTATACTCGATGGGAACGCTCTGATTAACCAGCGCGGAATACACCGAGGTCACACCCTCTTTTTCGGCTCTGCGGGCCTCCATCGAGGTGTCGAGCGCCTGGTAGTTGAGAAATTCCGCGCCCTCGGCCCATGCGACGATGTAGCCGCCTGCGCCGTCCGGCGTTCGCGTCTTTTCCATCAGCACGCATTTGCTTGCGAAATCGTCAAGTAAACTCACGGTTCCACCCCCTTGAGCTTTCGCCAGTCGTTTAACCGACCTCGGAAAGCGTCCTGCCAGCCGTTTAACGTGCCGCTGTCGCTTCCCGCGCTGCGTTTGGTGTAGGAGTAGCCCCCGAAGCTCTCGCTTTGATACGGGCTTGCAACGGCCTCCCCGTTCTTCTCCTGCCACGCCTCGATCTCAACCGAAAGATCGATTACGGCTTTCGGCACGGCAAGCGCCCACACAGAGCCGGTAAACGTCTCGTCCGTTAAATCGACCGCTGGATATTGATGCAGACCGTCGTTAAACACAGAGCCGACGATGCGGAAATATTGATTGGTCAGGAGAAAGGGCAGCGCAATGCTGCCATTCTCCACGGTGAACGTGCCCTCGTGAATCTCCACAAGGAACCAGTTGTTCAAGTGCCGTAAGACCTGTTCAAGCATCACGCCGCCCTCCTATCAGGTTTTTGCCGTTACGTCAGCGCTACCGGACTTGAGCGCATGATAGTTGCCGTCGCACTCAACAACGGTCACCTTCTGGCCGGTCGCAATGGTCAGGTCGCTCTTGCCGTCCCAATCGTTCCAACCGGCGACGTTGTCGCCGTAAGCGACGGTTGCGGCAGAGGCGCCGGACGTGTACTTATACTTGTTGCCCGCAGCAGCCTTTGCCGGAGACACGGTCAGCTTGGTATCGCCGCTCTTGGAGCCAGCGGCAGAGGTGACCGTCAAAGAGCCGAGCGTGCCGGTGTCGATGGTGCCAACGACCACGCCGTCAATGCGCTCGGCAAACAGCTCCATGCCGTTAATGACGGTGTCCGATGCGGTCATGTTGGTGTAATCAGGCTCCTCATGGATGCCGATGTAGCCGGTCGCGTCAGTGGTAAAGGTGAAGACCTCCTGCAGATCGGCGCCGTTGACGGGGATGTAGTAGAGGACGATGTTGTCCTTTGCCGTGGCGTAAATCTTGCCCTTCGGGACGCTGGCGTTCATGATGAGCGTTCCGAGGCCGAGGAAGTTCTCGACGTAGCTCATGCCGAACGCGGTCTGCACGGTGATGTTGGCCGTAGACAGGTAATCCGCAACGTCCAGCGGATTCATGAAGTAGACCGCGCCGATCTCGTCGTCCTCGAAAAGGACCTGCAGATTGCCCCACGCCTGCGCAAGAACAGTCTGGAAGTTCTTACCGCTCACCGCTCCGGTGCCGGTCGAGAGGAAGTCAAAGAAGCTCTTGCGGATGCCCTTCTGCACATCCTTGAGCATTTCGTCGGTGGTCATTTCCACCGCCTGATCGTAGCCGCGGTCGGTGATCGCCTCGGCAGAGGTGGCCTTGCGCCACTTCTTGAGCGTGATCTCCTTGTAGTTCACGGCCTCGGTCTTGTAGTGGGAGAGGGGGATGGTGTCACCCTCGGCCACAACGCCGCTCTCAAGCGTGCCGGTCGCCTTGTAGCTCTTAAGCACAGTACCAGCCTGCTTGGCGATCTTGCGGGTCACGCCCAATGCCTCCATCAGCTTCTTGATGGAGTAGCCAAACATTTCGGTAAATTCGATCTCGCGCACGCGGGCGAGGTCATTTTTCTTGATCAGATTGGTTTCAGCAGCCATAATTAGCCTCCGTTCTTATTTTCAAAAAGATTGATGTTTGCAGCGATTGCCGCGCGGCGCTCCGCTCTGTCTTTGATCTCCATGATCTGATCTTTGGTCATTGCGCCGCCGCCGGTATTTGCCGGGGGAGTGGCGGGATTCGCGCCCTTTGTCTGCGTGGTGGAGACAAGCCCCTTGTAAGTGCCGTCTACGAGTGCATCAAGGCTCTTGGTGTCCTTGATCTTCTCGCCGTCCAGCTCCAATGCGGCCATTTCCTCGCCGCAGCCGCGCATGGCAAGGTCGAGATTCGCGCCGGTGATGTTTTTGCTCTCAAAGTAAGCACGCACGGCCTTTTCCTTTGCCGCCTTGCTCTCCTTTGCTGTGATGTCGGTCTTAAAGGCTTCAAAGGCCGAGTGTTCCTTCTCGTACTTCTCCTTGTAACCGCCATCGCCTGCTGCCTTGAGATCGTCCAATTCCTTCTGGACGCCGGGCAGCTTCTCCGCGTCTGCCTTGTACTTGCTGACGTCAGCCTTCAAGCCATCCACGGTATCGGTATGCGCTTCGATGATGGTATCCACCTGCTCGTCGGTGAGACCCATCCCCTTCAAAAGTTTGCGTGTCAGTGCCATTGTTCTATCTTCCTTTCCCTTGTCCGCAGTCCGTCGCGGCGATAGATTGTATAAAAACCGCTGTACCTCGCGGGTTTTACCTAAAATAAAAGAGCCAACCCCCGAGAAAAACTCGGTAGCTGGCTCCTATTGCCCTTTCCCGCGCCCTATTGCGCGGAAGATGTTATTTACTTATCGTCGATGTGCGGCATTACCGCCGCAAGAATAAACTCTTTCACACTTACGCCTTGCCGTTCTGCGGCATCGCGTATTTTTTTACCGGTTTCTTTATCCACTCTCACCGTTATGGTGTCCTGCTTCCTGTTGTACTTCGTACTTGCCCTTATCTGCGCCTCGGTTGCCATGCTGCACCGCCCCCCCCTTTTTGCAACATGATACCACATTCTTCGCAATAAGTCAACTTATATGTTTTGAACAACACAGTCTCCAATTTTTTGTTGAATATACCGTCTTGACATATAAGTAAACTTATAGTATTCTATACTCACAAGGAACAAATGTGACAGGCAAACGCCAGAAAGGGAATTGACGTAATCACCCGCACACTTTCCGCCGTTGGCCTTGAGCGATAACAGAGAGGAGACCGAGCTATGACAAATCAGAAAGCCTATAACATGGATCTTGACGAACTCCGCGCCGCCATTGATGCACTGCTTGCAGCGGTGCCAAGCAGCGCAAAGCGCAGTGGTGCCCACCGCCGAGAAGAGGCGGAGCGGATCGCCGACAGCGCCCGTGCAACAATCGCATGTATGCGGAATGATTACATCATCCAAGACATCTAACCGTCACAGCCCGCCCCGGAGGTAACGAGGGCAGAAAGGTAACCAAAATGATAAATATTAACTTGAAAACAAGGATAATTAAACTGTCCCGCCGCGAAGTAATCGACTTACTCCTTATGCTTGATACCAACTATGAAAGCGGAAAGTGGAACGCGTTACACGACAAAATCAAGGAACAGTTGGACATTCAAGACAGTAAAGATGACGATTTCCCCGCCCCTTAACCGGGGCGGTTTCTTTTATGTTTGAGTGCTGTATTTGATTGTTTTCTTTACCTCTAAGACAATGTACCCGTCGCCTTTTCGGCGTATTTCAGCATCGTTGCCGCGCTTGATAATGGCTTCAATGGCCTTGATGGTCTCGTTATCCATTTTTCAGCTCGCTTTCCAGAATGTCCCGATACTGTCCCGCATGGTCGGCGGCAGCGGGTTTCAAAAACGGCTGTGCCTTGTTGCCTCGTGTGTAATGCCAGTTGCCCTTTGCGTCCTGATACACCCACGGCGCAGGCCGCCCTCCGCCGCCTTCGGCATAAATTCCGGTGCCTAATTCCACATACGCGCCGTACTCGGAATCCGTTCCGATGATAGCCGCCGGTTCCCGCTCGTCTACCACATGTGTGATGCTATTCCGCAGATTGCCGGTGTCAACAGGGCACAGCTTTTTCGCATACCCCTCTGCCACCAGCCCGCACTTTTCCAGCCCCCGCAGCAGCGCCGCCTTGATCTCAGCGGAAACCTCCGCGCTGTGGTCTTGGATTGTAACGCTCATCGCTGCAAATACCCCTCTCCGCGTTTCTGCCGCTCCCATTGTGCAAATGTCATGTCAGGCAATGGTCCGTATTTGTCGCGTCTCAGCCCGTCCGACGTATCTACGCCGTCAACCTCGACCACCATCGTGCAGCGGCAGTTATACACAAGGTACCCGGGTGCGGAAGTATCGCCGGGGAACATGATCTCATCGCCATCGACCTTAAACGGCATGCCAATGTCCACCGTCTGACCGTCCAACACGGCGTGAGCGTGGCGCGTGAGATTGTCCAGCGTGGCAAGCCAACGTTTCTTGAGCTTAATACCCATTTTCTCCGCCGCCGCGTAGCTGTCCATGCGTCCAGCGTTCTGCGCGCCGGTCACGGCGGTTCTGGCCGTGCGGATGGCGCTGTCTCGGCTCATGGTGGTGATCCGCTTTTGCAGGTCGTCCGCCATGTGCTTGATGCTTTTGCCCTGCAAGATGGAGCTTGTCACGCTTGCCGTGATCTGCTTCTTACCATACGCAAGATCGATACCACGCTTTAAGGCGCGTTTCGGCGGGTAATACGGCATTAAGTCCGGCTGCTCTACCATAAGCCTCTTGACCGTCTGCTCGTCCCACAGGTCAAAGCCGACGTTGCCCGCGACCTGCTCGATAGTATAGGACGAATAGTTGCGGTTAAGGGAGTAGATACCGGGCGTAGCATCGTTGGTGTAGGATACCGCCACAGCGTTTGCGTCGGTCACGCGGTGCGCCACCTTGTCACGCATGGCCTGATAGCGTTCCCCGCGTCCGATCTGATTCAGCCGCCATTGCTTATAGTCAGCCTCCGTCCATTCCTTACCGTTCTGCACGGTGCCGATCAGCGCCTTCATTTCCTCGTCGCGCTTTTTGAATTGCTCAAAATATGCGTCGATGGTAGCTTGCAGTTCTTCCCCCGCCTCGCGGTATAGCGTTGCAATACGCCGCTCCAGCTTCGCAAGCTCCTTGTCGGTCAGCTTGTGTCCGAGGTCACTGTTCGTCATCGCCGCTCACCTCCGGCGCGCCAGGTTCCACAAAGCTCCGGTCAATCTCTTCTGCAGCCTTCCGCTTTGCCATGTCCTCGTACTGGTCAATGTCGCCGTTGATGGTCAGCAGCTTCTTTGTGATGTATTCGTCATCGTAATACGCCGCGCCCAGAAGGATGTTCTGCGTTTCCTCGCTCTTGTTGATGATTTGATTGCGCGTATAACTCGGCTGGTCCTCAATGCCTGCCAGACGCAGAATTTCAACAATAAACCGCGTGACCTCGGATTCAAACTTATCCGTTTTCAAATCCAGCGGCACATAGCTTGCCTTGATTGCGGTTGCCGTCTGGTTGCCGGCAGATACCGCCGCCGCGTCAAAGCACTGGAAATCCTCATAGAGCTTCTTTTTCAGCATGTCAATGGTGCTGCTGGTGCCCTCATACGGCGCCTCGATGGTCTTGCTCTCCACCTTTGCGCCATCGTCGCCGTTGGCGTGGGCAACATGTGTGGTTTTCAAGCGCTCCACAAATTTCGCATCATCCAGATCGTCCATGCCGTTGCAATTGGAAAGCACCCAATAGATCAAATTGCCCTCGTCCACATTGTTAACCATGTTAGAGGACGCAAGGTCGAGCGCGTCGATGGTGTTGCGCTTGCCGACAATTTCGGATAGACACCGCTTGCTGTTTTTCAGCGGCACGATGGGGAAACTCGGATAGTTCCCGCCGTCGTAAATCTCTGTTTCGCCGACCTCGGCCTTGCGCTCGATCAGCTTATAGCTGCGCTTCGGCTGCATGACGTCCATATTCTTGTTTTTTAGCTGGAAATACTCGGTAAAGCCGTCGATTTCGTACAGCGTCGCTCTCAGGGGCTTATCCTGTGCCACCTGCCAGAACCGGATACCGGCCTTCATCGCGCCGTCTTCCTCATCGTAGAGGGGCACAAACTCAAGCAGAGAGAACACCCGCAAATGTGTCAAATCCCAGAAACCGAAGGATACGCCCGCGATTTTCGCCTCACGCGCCGCGTCCATGACCTCCTGGTCGAAATCCGGGCATAGCTTGTTCGGTGTTTCCTTCTCCGCAAAGGTCACGCCGTTTCCCAGCAGATACGAAACCTCCTGATCCACCGCCAGGCCGAAGAAGCGGCTGGCCAGCTTATGGTTTGCCGTCCACATATCCGTGTGGGCACGGCCCTGCATATCGTAGATGATCTTTTCATAGCGGTTAATGGTCGGATTTAGGCCGTTGTAATATTCCTCAGCATCCGCCGCCGTCTTATATGCGTGGGATTCGCGGTGCTCGTTGATCGCGCTGCGGATAAACTCCATCCGCGCCTTTTCGTCCTCACCCACCGCAACAAGGTCATTATATGTCTTAATCTCCGCTCACCCCTTATCTTAGAATGGAAACATAATCAGAGCTGTCGCGTTTGTTCCACAACCGCTTTACGATGCTGGCCGCGCTGTCCGGCGCATCATCATGCTCAACATTCTCGTTGTAATCGCAAATCTGGTCGATATACGCATCATCCGTACCGGCCACAAAAACCACGTTTCGCCATTCTGCCTTGAGATAGCTTGTGATTTTAAGGAATTTGTTCATGTTTTCGTGATAGGTAACGGCCCGTTCACCCTTCGCACGCAACGCCTTTGCCAGATAGCCCTTGTCGGCGTTGGTCTCGCAGTAAATCTCTCCAGCATTGAAGGACTTCCGAAGCCGGATGATCTCATTCATGCAATCGTCCACATGCTTGTGCCAAAGCCGCCCATAGAGGTAGTATTTTGTTCCCTTCTTCCGGGCGATCGTAAACGCCGTGTAGTCATCGCCACCGTATGCCGCGTCGATATGGCAAATGCCCTGCTCTGCAAGGCACGGCTCACCGCCCATTTGCGGCGTGTCAAAGATCACATCATCACTGGCAATGTGTCGCAGCTCGTAGTTTGCTGCAAACAGGGATGACGTCATAGACGATTTAATGGTTTGCAACTCATCCCCGGAGATCAACCCAGTTGAATAGCAATCGTACTTTTCAATATTCGGCATCATGGAAAACGCGTCTTCCTTGTGCCAAGGCGTTCCGGTGTTAAAAATGCGCCCGCCCCGATTGCGGATGTTCTGTAACTCCTGATAGATCGTTTTTGTATGGTCTCGCTCTGCGCGGGAAATGCGATCCTGCACGTTTACAATATCGTCCGTGAATATGCGGTCGAAATGCTTTCCGGTCAAAGACCCGTTCACGCCGCACGCCACAAGCTGGCTCGTGCCCTTGTTGTCCGCCGCCAGATTCGTGGAAATCTCCGTCGCGGATACCGTTGTCAAGATCAGCGGTTTCCCGTGGATCTTCTCGCACAGTGCCTCCATGTATGGCGATAGCAGCAGATTTCGCACCTGCCGCACAACCTCTTTCACGTCTGCATCCGTTTTTCGCATAAACAGCGTTTTGAGATTCGGCAGAAGGACGATGATCTCCGACAGCGCAATCGAAACGCACGTTGTTTTATAGCTGCCACGATGCGCCTGTAAGGTTTTGTCCTCACTCCCGCGCACCATATCCTGTATCCATGCGTTGTGCAGCGCGCCCAGCTTATCAAACCCAACGGCATGACCGAACGCAATGGGATTATGTATCAGCAGTTCCGCCGCTTGTATCCGCGTCATTCTGCATCACCATCTTCTCCAGCTCGTCCAATGCAATGCCCTTTGCGTCCGTCACTGCCACGTCCACGCTGTCACGCTGCCCCAAAAACTGTTTGCCGAGGAAGATCGCCATTGTAGCGTTCTTTTCAGCCAATCGCCACTGACTTCTCCGCAGCGAAATTTTCCCCGCTCCTCGCTTTTGCTTAAATACCTCGGAAAAACTGACATGATAGGTGCGTTTACACCAACTATCCAATGTTTTATCGGTCACATCAAACCAGCCGCAGATTTCCTCAAGCGTGCATTGCAGGCCGCAGAGGTTCTCGAACTGCTTCTGATCTATTTCCTTTCTTGGCCTGGCCATACGCACCCTCCTTTCTCTGCTGGCGTTTAATAAACTTCTCCATGTCCCGCTTTAGGTGCGGGCTGTTTGTTTTTCCGCTGATTGCCCGCGCTTCTTCAATCGTCATTTCCCAAGCCTCGAACGATTGCCCATTCCCGCTCCGACAACTCCCAAATATCCGTGTTGACCTTTTCCGCAGCAGCCTTTTCCGCAGCAGCCTTTTCCGCAGCAGCCTTTTCCGATAGCAAAAAGCCAGAGCCAAACAAGCCTTTCCCCGACGCTTTCTGTGCGTCAAGCGTGCGGATAAAATGTGCATCTCTTTCGCTAATTTCAAGGCTTACGCCGTGAGCTGCCATATAACACAGCATCGTTGCTGTCAAAACCTCGTCTGGATATGAGTATTTCGGCAATTCTCTGTGCAACTTTTTGAGATTCTTTTTGTTCTCGCCATCCAGTATTTCTCTTAAATCAGCGGCAGCGACAATCTTATCGCCCCCCATGTTGGTAACAAACGACGTATTGACAGACGCGCCGTTTTCATACACAACTCCGCACCCGCACGCCACATAGTTTGCCGAGCCTCGCATAATTCCGAGAAGCGTAAGCGTTGGAGCAAACAGAAAAAAGTTGATTCTCTTGCTTGTGTACCACTCGCAGATTTCTGAAATAATGGAAAAAGGCGGATTGTCTATCACAACACACCCAGAAGGGTATTTCTCGCTTTTATAATCTCCGCCCGGATAAAACGGGCGCACAATTGCGGCATTGCCAATTTCGTACTTCTCAGCCGCCCAATCTCTTACTGCTTCGTAGATGTTATCCGGCGTGTAGCAATCGTCCGTTGTTTTCTTCGCCTCGAACTTTTCAAGGAAAGCTTGGTAGTCCTCATCATCGTCTGGAAGCTCTCCACGCTCCATCCTTTCCCGAAACTCCTGCTCTCTTTGCTCGTTGGTCATTTCTTCAATTTCGGATTCGTCCAGCTCCGGAAAAGAAAAGTCAAAATCAAACGCCGACAAATCCAACTCCGGCAGTTCGCCTTTCAGCAGGTCAAAGTCCCAATCGCTCTCGTTGCTCTTGTTGTCCACCAACCGCAGGGCGTTCACTTGCTCCGGTGTCAGATCGTCCACGCAGACACAGGGCACTTCTTCCATGCCCAGCTTTTTTGCCGCCAGAGCGCGGCAGTGGCCGATTACAATCACGCCGTCACGGTCAATCACAATCGGCTGTACAAAGCCGTACTGCTTGATGCTCTCCGCAACGTTGTTGATTTGCCGCTTATCATGCTTTTTTGCGTTTGCGGCATACGGTACAATATCCGCAAGCCGCCGTTTTGTGATTTCCATGCCATCCTCCTGTTTTGCTACCGGCTCACGCTCCTTGGTTTTCTCTCCGCTTTACTTGCTTATCGTCAAAATCAGGGATATGCAGCCGTGCCTTACTCATCAATCTTTCACACGCCGTTGGCTTCTCCGATTGTCGCAAAAACTTTTTTACGCTTGACGCAGTCACAATAAAAGACGCGTTTCCCCCTTTTGCCATGACTTTCTCCTATTTTGCTACCAGCCCCCGCCCCTTGGCCTTACATAGCAGACTTTACCCGCCCAGAGGGGCTACAACGCTGTCTCTTCCAGCCGTCGTTGCTGTGCTTAATATTTCATGGATACAGGATATTTCCCAGAGTTTTGCGATTCCAGCGCAGAAAGTCTATTGTCGATGTCAACAAAAGCGTTGTTCAGGCGCATGTTGACATCGTTGAACCGAGTAGCAATATAGTCCTCTCGCTCTTTCTCGTGGTTGCGCCGCCCCATCTCCATGTACACATCTTCCTTGGCCTGCTTGATGGCCTCGTTGAACTTCTTTTTGCTGATAAACATCTTTCGTTCTCCTTTTCCGTTTTTGTTCGGCTTTCCGCTTAGATTGTCACACGCTACCGGCGACTACGCTCCGAAAAGTCGTAGCCCCTATTCTGTCAGGTCAAACCGGTCTTGACGCATCAAGACAAGCGCAGTTTTCAGCGAGCATTGTCATTTCCATGTGAGCCATGACGACAACGGTCTCACATTGTCCGGGCGCTACCCGGCCTCTGGTACGGACAGTTGGGAATCGAACCCACCACACACGGTTTTGGAGACCGCGTCGCCACCTTGGTACATTTGCCCGTATATGTCTCCCCTGGGACACATCGTTGAGAGGTGCGAGGAGTCCTGTCATTTTTTGCCCTCAACTGCCCTCCCCGAAGGGAGGGCTATCAAGGGAGGAGGAAACAGATGAAAAAGCAGAGGCGTGAAGAGCCTCGCCCCATCACGCCTCTATTTTTGCATAGGTTTTTCTTATTTTTCCCCTTAAAAGGGGAATTTTCAAAATTTTTTTAGATAATCGTCCACGGTCATCGGATTATCCGTCCGTCCGAGCAGATAATCAACCGATACCCCGAACTTGTCGGCAATGCTTTCCAATGCGTCCGTTGTGGGCGTAGCCTCCCCCGCCTCGTACCGCCTCACCGCGTCACGGTGCAGACCGCACAGTTCAGATAGGACATATTGTTTTATTCTCTTTCTCTCCCGTAAGCGCTTCAAGCGCTCGGGAAACGCGTTCATACCACATCCCCCATTCCGATCTGCTCAAATTCAGGCTTTTCAAAAAGTGGAGCAAGCATCTTTTCTTTCGCTGCCTCGTAAAATCCCTTGTCCACCTCAAACCCATAAGCATTACGCCCCATCTCATAAGCTGCGCGAAGCGTCGATGCACTTCCGGCGCATGGGTCGATCACAACATCGTCGGGATCTGTAAACACGGAGATCAACTTTTTCAATACCGCAACCGGCTTTTGTGTCGGATGCACCTTTGGATATTGACTGCGCTTGTCCCTCTCCCACGCGAACCAATCAAATACCATGTGCCGCTCGCCATCCGAACCAACGTTACGAAATTTGGGCAGTTTGTCCCGATAAAGGACAACCGCAAATTCTGTTGCACCTACTATTTTCATGTTGGCCTTCAGCACCTGTGCAGAGTAATTTTTACAGAAAAAACAGCGGATAGCTTTTCATGAACCCGTAGCGCTTTCCGTATTCGATCACGGTTTGCATCTGCTCAAACGCGCAAAACACGATCATTGCCGGAGCCTGCCCCTTTTCCTTCGGTTCCTTGCGCAGCATACGATTACAGAAGTGCATATACTCCACAATTTTGAATGTTCCGTCTGTGTGGAAAAAGCTCTGCTTCGCAAGCTTACTTTCTCCATTTTTATTATCCCCTCCGTTGTACCACATCGGATTGCTTGCATAGGCGTCCACGCCGATGTTATAGGGGATATCCGCAATTACGAGCTGTGCTTTTGGAATATTGTATCGCTTAAAATTCTGAAAATTGTCATGGTATAACTCGCATTTCATGCCAGCACCTCCTCCGGTCGAAAACTCTCTTTAATCTCCTTGCCGTCTACCATGATCGCCACGGTCACATAGCGCCGTTGCGGATGGATGTACGTCACCACGCCGGCGCGGATCGGGTACAGTTTTTCGCCGCGCGCCTTTCCAGGAAACTCCTCCGGAACCGTCATAAACTGCGCTCGCACCTTGTCACCTACTTTCATTCCGCACCTCCAAACGCTTCCTCAAACGTCAGCCCGCTCTCTCTGAGGATGCCTTTGATCACGTCGATGGTATGCTGATTGTTCCCCGACAGCCACCACCAGATGTTACTTTTGGAAATGCCTACCGCATCGGCAAGCTGGCGGCGCGTGTATTGCCTCTCGCAGAAAACCTTTTTCAGCGCCGGATAGACGCAATAGGGAAATTCGATCATTTTCTCCCCACCCTCCGTTTGTATCGGTCTTTTGACCTCTGAATGTAATTGATCATCGCGCTTTCCTCGGCTATGCTGGCCGTTTCGTTGCTTTTTGCCTCTTTCTTTTCTTGCAGCCACGCAGCGTATCGCTCACAGGTCGAATGACAGCCGACGTGCCTCTCCTGACAGTTAAAGCAGCTCATGTCATCCCACCTCGTACTGCGGACAGGCCGTGACAATGTAGCTTGTTTCGTAATGCCTGCGAGCACCGCCGCAAGAATTCATCAAAACCTTTGTTTTGATCGCGCGCCAACCTTCCACCGGCCTCCACTTCAGCTTCCGCGTTTCCTTGTCGCATTCCGACCAAGGACATTTCCCGCAAGCGTATTTGCACGACCAGCAAAGCGTCGAACTTTGTTCTGCCATCTTATACTTCCTCCACCCAAATGCCGAATCGCTCCAGCATTAGTTTTTTCTTGATGATATAGTCCTTTGTTTTAAAGCCCTTTGCGTCCTCTACAATCGTTTTCCCGTCGCGAGTATATACGAAGTCGGCTATGTATGTAACTGCCCTCACAGCGGCTCCTGCGGGCGTTCTCTGCGCCCCAACGAGCTTGTACGTCTGCTGCAGCTTCAAGTCGTGTATTTCCCCCGCTTTCAGCAGCAACCGCAGCGCATCATAGCGGTCTGCCTCGTGCTTGCTGTCAAACGTAATGCCATGCCGCACGGTTTTGCGGTTGTGGTATTTGCCCGTTTTCTGAGCAAGTACCTTTTCGGCCACCTGTTTTTGTGCCGCAGGCCCGAGACGTGCAAGGTCAGATGCCGTCAGGCTCATTTTCCCCTCCCGTCTGTCACCATAACCACGCGCACCTTGCCGAACTGCTCAAGTGCCGTTGCCACGGCCTCCTTAGTCGCCAGCTTGTCGCCGTGGTCTTCGATGTCGATGATGATGCGGATCATATGCCGGACTCCTTTTTAAGCCTTGCCTCCATGAGCGCCTCACGGGGGTCTAAAATTTCAAGCAATCTTATCCACATCAGCTTTCACCATCCTTACGCTCGCCGTAGCTGCAAAAAGCATCGTTCGGCATAGGATAATTGAAAATATTGCATCCACCAATTTCGCCGATCCAAGAGTTCACGTGCTTATAGATACGATGCTTGCAGTCCTCACATCGCGTAACGACCACAACATCCACGGTTGGGGCGTATCGGATTTCTTCTTTTGCCAAAATATCTTCATCGGAAATTCCAAACTGGTCTTCCAATAATTCAGCGTCAATCAGCCGCATCGCTGTCACCTCCGTCCATCTTCGCGCCGCAGTTGGGGCAGTAATCCGACAACAATTCAAACCCATTTACAAGCACTTGCGCCGCATCGTGGCAAACAGAGCACTCGTGCCTGTCTGGTGAGGGAACAAAGTTTCCTGCTTCTTCCCACGAAATCCACCGCCCATGCACCACGGGCGCAACGTCGGCGGCGGGGATTTCCGAGAAAATGTCCACAAGGTCTGCCATTGGTACTTTAAAGATTCCCGCGACTTTTTCTGCCGCTTCTACGGCACGAATGTATTCAGCCATTGTCAGCCCTCCTGTTCCATGCTTCGACCACCATTTCTACGGCGTTGCTTTCGTACTCCATGTTGTCCGTCAGAATCCTTGTACCTGCATAGCATTTAGAGCAAATTACTCTTACGCCGTTACCTACAAATAGCCGCGCTTTACCTCCGCAAAACGGGCGCGGTTTCAGTTCAGTCATCTTTCATCGCCTCCACATAGCACCAGCTCTGGGGCGGGCGCTTAATGTCACCGCCCCATTTTTTGCAGTCTGTGCATTCCCGTGCGATTCTTTCCATGCAGAATACACATGGGTCAGTTGCACGCTGGAACTCGCTTAGTTCCCGCGGCTGGTCATAGATCAGCAGGTCGGAGATGTGCCAGCCGTAGCCGGTTTTCCCGTTGCCGATGTAGTCAGCAAGCTCCTCGTATGTAAGACAAGATCGCGCCATGTGCTCGAAAAGCCAGTTCTGAATGCCGCCATTGTCGAAAACATTGATGGGAAATATCTGGTCACAGGTAAACTCTCCAATGACCTTGCCGCCGCCGTAAAACTGTGGCCTTGGATAGTCCGTCGCAATGAAGTCCTCGTGCGGATATTTTGGCAGCGTGCAGTAGATATAGCACTTAAACGGCGTGTTCATCTTCGGGCGTGTCTTGCGCACCTCAATTGTCTTTTCGCCGTTGGCAATCTTTTCGCACCACTTCGGGCGGATACTCAGCATAACAGCCTTACTCATCCTTCATCGCCTCCAATGCCGCTTCCGCCTCCTCGTGGGTGAGGAATACGGTCTTGCCGAATCCGTTTAGCGCTACGCCATACTCCCGCCCTCTGGCGCCTATTGGTTCAAGGCCAATAAAGCCGATTTTATTGCCCATACCAATCTGCTTGACCTCGCACTCGCTTATATGCTTATCCGTGTCCAACAAGGCGAACACCCGCTGGCCCACCTTGCACGGCAGCACCACCACGCGCCCATCCTTGTCGGCCTCGGCCAGCTCGCGCAGGCGGGCAACACCCTCCCTCTCCGCATCACGCATTACGATGTACCGTCCTTCCGCGTCTGCTCGCGCAAATTCAGCACAGCGTTCCGGCGTCAGCCCCGTGTCCTCGTATTGCATGAGCCTGCCACGCAGTTCTGCGTATGACCATGCTGCGGTATAAAGCAGGGCAAGCAAGCCTGTCGGCTCATCAGGACCGTCCAACAAAAGCTCACCCATCGCATAGTCTACGCCATCATCATCCATTGGGAAGTCCAAGTCCGGCAGCAAAATCTTTGCGGCTTTGCGGATAAAATCGTAGAGCCGGATGTCCGGGTAATCCGTGCCATCGCCTCCGCCACGCACCCACGTCTCAAAGTCTTTTATGTAAAACAAATTCAGGGCGGCATCAAGGTTGTTGTCTGGGTAATTAGTTGTTAGTCTTTTCATTTACCTTTCCTCCTCCGGCCCTTCGGGCAGCGGCATCCAGTGAGTGACAGAGGATTGTGTGAGATACCATCCTTCCAACACCCAGCCGTCAGCGCCAAGATATCGCCCGACATCAACGATGTTCCCGTGTGGATGCGGAACAAAAATAAGCACCTTTTGCACGGGATCTTCCGGCAGGCGCTCCGTCACCGGGATCCACCGTGTCCGCTCCTGCGCCACGGCGATCTCCTCGGCGTAGCGCGCGCAGCGGTCGGTCAGCTTTTCGATCAGATCGGCGGCTGCGTCCAGCAGCTCCCGCTTGCTGCGGCTCTCTGTTACGCGCAGGGCGGACACAATCTCTTTTTCTGTCATTTTCATTTCCTCCTCAGAAATTCTTTCATTTCAGCCGGTAGTTTTTGGACCCGGTAATATTCAGCACGCAGCCTTTCGACCGCTCCGCAATGCGCGAGCCTATCGCCTCGTCCCAATCCAGCACACGCGAGATCGTCCACTCGGAGCTGATGATTGTCAAAAGGCTTGGCTTGATATACCGCGCATTGAGCAGATCAAACGCAATGTTTCGGTCGGCCTCCGTCGCCGTGCCCTTGAGAAAATCGTCAATGTACAGAACCTTGACGCTTTTCAGCGGGTCGATAGCATCTTGATATGCCTCAGCATCGTTGACCTTTGCTTTGATGGCCGGAATATCCGCCCGCCATTGCACATAGCGTACCGGTAATCCGGCATCCATAAGCTTCCCGCACATCGCCGTGCAAAGATGCGTTTTCCCGCTTCCGGGGCTTCCTCCGGCGTAAAACCATCTTCCGCGCCAATCGGCAAGATAGCGTTCCGCTGCCTCTTTGGCCTGCTTCTGCCACGGCTCAGTCGCGCAGTAGTTCTCCATCGTGCATCTCTGCAAAAGCTCTTTAAGCCCGCTTCTTTCGATGCGTTGCAGATTCCTTTTGCGGATGGAGCATTCGCACTCCCGGTACTCCGCGTTTCCGTCTGCCGACCTCCGCACGGTGTATCCAACGCCGCCGCAGAGCGGACACTCGTTAGAGATTGACGGCTCCGGGGACGTTCCATTTTTTCGTATCTCTTCCAGTATCGTGACAATGTCCATTCATCGCGCCCCCTTTCTTCTCCAGCTCGCGCTTTTCCCATAGCTGGAATTTCTGCTGCCAGTTGTAGACCGGCTTTCCCTCGGTATCCCTCCAACCGGCGACGGAGTAAAACTCGTAGAACGGCTTGGGGTCAATCAGCCCTCCGCGCAGCTTGGCATATTCGGCAACCTCGCCAAACGTGGGAGCCTTTCGTGAGAGAGATATAGAGAGAGAACTATCGTTCTCTTTCTCTCCCTCTTTCTCCCCCTCTTTCTCCTTGCCGGTTTGTTCCGATTTGTTTCCACTTTGTTCTTTTTTTGTTTTCGTTTTATTCTGTCGATTCGCTGCTTTGTTTCGACCACTGTCCAACGTTGGACGAATCAAAGTGAAAACAGCGCATGGAACTCCAGAAAGACATGGCTCGCTTTCATCAAGCGCATAATCGCAGATTGCCAGCACAACGGCCTTGAAATCTTTTGCGCTGAGCGCTCGCAGCGCGTCCCTGTAACTTCGGTAAAAAGTGAATTGATTACGCTCCATCGCTTTACTCCTTCGGCTTTGCCAGCAGGGAAACCGTCGCACCGTATCGCGTCATGACTTCTGCGATATCAGTCGCGTCACTCTCGGACACTTCTTGCAAGACAATAATCGCCCTTTCGCGCGGCGAATCGATATGCACCTCGTATCTCATGCCGCACCTCCATCAAAACGGAAGCTCCCCGTCGTCCTCGACCTCGCTAAACTCGCCCGGGCTGCTTGATGCGGGACTGTATGCGGCGGGCCCCTCCTGCGGCTTGCTGTCGGCAAAGTACACGCTATTGGCGATGATCTCGACCGAGCGGCGCTTATTGCCGTCCTTGTCGGTCCAGTCTCGCGCCTGCAAGCGACCGTCTACCACTACCTTGCGCCCCTTGGCGCAGTATTGCGCGGCAAACTCCGCCGTGCGCTCCCACGCGACCACATCAAACCAGTCCGTTCCGGTATCCTTACCGTCGCGGTCGACGGCGATGGGAAAGCTGGTGACCGCCTTGCCGCTCTGCGTGCGGCGCAGCTCAAGGTCCTTTCCAATGCGTCCCATGACGCTGATCCTGTTCAAGCTCATTTCAATTCCTCCCTGTTTTTTCTGTAAATCATGTTCTCCCGTGTCCATCCGGGATATTTCGCTTTGAGATAGCCGACGATGCAGGCATATAGCGCAGTCCTCTGCGGCCCCTCGTCAAAGGCTCGGTGGCAGGAGGGGCAGAGCGTCACAATGTTCTGCTCGATGCCTTTGCCGCCCTGTGAGCGCCGTATAACGTGCGCTACAGGCTCTCCGTTGTTCCGCCCGCATAGAATGCAACGCCCGCCGTCGCGCTCGTATACGACCTCCTTGACGCTTTTGGGGATGGACGTGGCCTTTGTCATTTTGTGCATCGCCAATCCTCCTTCAGCGCGTCAAGCTGCTGTGGGGTCAAGGTCTCGATGCCCACCGCCTTGCAGTCCTGCACAATGTTGTCGATCAGGCGGGACATCTGCTTTTTGTCAAAGGTGGACGAACCGTAATACAGCACCACGTTCTTGCAGCCGTCAATTTTGCTGTCCATCACTTCCGTCTGCCAGCCGATGCCGTTCTTGTTCCATCCGCCGCATAGCTTCTGTACGGCTTTCTCTCGCACGCAGACGGTTTCCGTGTTTCCGCCGACGTCCTTCACGGCCTGCCGGTAAACCTCGCTTGTAGGCGTTCCTGTGGCTTCTGCGAGCTTGTCCATCAATACCCATGCGTAAGCGTTGGCATCCAAGCTACGCTTTTCGCGGTGCTTCTTCACTGTCACGTCAACGTCTGTCTCGTGCAGCTCGTCAAACAGCGGCCCGATATTCTCCCGCGTGGCGATGGTGAGTAAATACCCACCATCCCGCGCAAGGGATAGATCATGCAGTCGGGCTTTCATTGGCTTTCCTCTTTTCCATGCAAGACCAGCAGAGCGGAACACCGTATTTCTTCATCGCGCCTTTGGAGATGTCGCTCACACGATAGAGCTTGCCGTTAAAGGACTGCGGTGTGATCGGCTGCTTGCAGTCTTGGCAGGTGTAGTCAAACTGTTCCTTGTACGCCTGGTTGAAGGACTGCATTTTTTCCTTGCTCGGCTTTTCCTTTTTCTCTTGTTGCTTGTACTCATCCGTGTCCGCATCTTTCGTATCGTCGATGCAGAACAAGCCGTTCAGCGCGTACTTGCGGGCATAGCTTGATGCCGTTCCGGTGATCTGGCTCTCGTCCATACCGGTTTTTTTCTCCGGTTCGCGGGCATATGCCGTTGCAGTAACAGCGTTATCGCTCTCGCAGTCGTGGAGCTGCGCCTGCGCGGTCACATAAAAGCGACCGTTAACCTCGGTAATACTATCGAGCAGAACGAGCGCGGTTTTGTGCTTTGCGCAAATCGGCTTGACCGCCTCAAGAATGTCCTCGCAGCTCCGATATTTGTACTTGCCGAAGCTGTTAAACTGCCCTTTCGGGGCTTTCAGCTCTTGCTGGATTGCAGAGAGCTTTTCATAAATTCCAAGATTCTCCATTTTCTTCTTCCTCCAAAGTAAGCGGGCAGTTTCGCCCGGTGTATTTGTCCGGCCACGGAATGACTTCATCCGTAAGCCCGCAGCGCTTGCTTGACCGTCTGTAAAACCGGCAGGCTTCGCAGGCTATGTACGCTGTGCCTTTTCGGTCGATTGGGAAATAGGTCGTTACCGACGCCGTGCCTTTCAGGTAGCCGGAAGTGCCGTCATCCAGATTCGGCATCGTCCTCCACCTCCTCAAACCATTCCTCACCGCAGAACGGGCACTCGGCGACCGTCCGCGTTTCTATGCCGTTCTCGCCGTCAAGGTTCTCGCGTACCTGATAAGTGTACGGCTCAAAGAAGATCGCGTGGCAGGCTTCGCATTTGTAAACCATGTAAATTACGACCTCCCCGCTTTCCGTATCATCTCCGACAGGCCGTATGTCCGCCCGACAATGGACGCTATTCGCGCTATCTCGATCTTGCGGAGTACCTCGGCTTCTGCCGGATCATTTGACAAGTAGTAGCCCTTGCCAAAGTTCATGATGCAGTATTCCTCGCCATCTTCCTCGCATCGTGCCGCCTCGATCACCTTGCGCAAGTGCCGGTCTGTCCAGCCGGTCATTTCGCAGAGCTGCCAACGGCGCAGCGCGTTCTGGGCGCCGACGCGAAGATGGTATCGCAGAGTGATAACATCGTCCGTCATGGCGACACCTCGGTAAACTCTCCATCAATAAGTTTGTACCATGTATCAGCCTCGATCCGCTCGCCGTCAACATACTCGGTCTTAACGCATTTTGGAACGCACCCATTCTTGGCTTCGGAATATTCCCATTCGGCAAGCGTTATCCAGCTGCCGAGTTTTGCCTTAACGACGGATGCGTCTCCCGAACAACAAATAACCGAATCTTCTCCCGAGCTTTCGATCTGAGCGGAGTTGCCGCTGCTGCCGATCTGAGCGGAGTTGCCGCTGCTGCC